CGAGGCCATGTCCACCGGATACGAAAGCCCCGCGTTCACCTGACTCGCAACCCACGCCTTGATCCGGCCCGCATCGAACCGAATGTCATCCTTGGGCGGATTGTATTGTGCGGCGATCACCTGCTTTTCCGTCCGCTTCACCAACCGCTTGATATAGGCGGGTCCGGGGGTTCCCTCGATGCCGTGCATTTCGATGAGAACGTAATCACCTGGCCGGGGGCGGCGGGATGGATCGATGTAGATCGGGTCGCCCTGCTCATACAGGGGCCACATCGAATCATTCGAGTAGAACACCGCAAAGGCGTTCTTGGCCGTGGCTAGGGCAGGGGGCCGGCGAACGTAATCCACGACTTCGCCGTTCAGGCTGAAATCCCCGCCAGTCCCGCCAACGGCGGTGCCTAGCACGGGCACGTCTAGGGGCAGCTCGGCACGTCGAATAATCATCGGTGCGGGCATAAGCCGCTCTCCGGGCAAATCCGGGGGCGGGTTGATCGGGGTCGATTGTCCCATCAGATCTTCGACGGTGCGCCCAACCGCGCGGGAGAGGGCTTGCAGCCTTGCAGCCTGCGGCATGGCCCAACCGTCCTCCCACTGTTGAACCGCTCCGGGGGAAACGTGCAACCTTTCCGCTAGGTCCGCCCGCGAAAGACTTATCCCCTGCCTTGCATCCCGGAGGCGTTTGCCGAAGTCGGGATCACCCTTGCGGTCTCGTGGTGCCATGTCCGGGTTTTTACCCACGGCGTTCATAGCGCGCCCTCATAGCGGGGCTTGCATTGTCTAATAGATGTGCTATGACGCCGAACCATGGCGAAGAAATCACTCTCCGAAAAGCTGACGGACAGGGGTTGGACGCAGACCCGTTTGGCTAAGGGTCTCGGCGTCACGCAGGGCGCGGTGTGGCAGTGGCTCCGCAAGCCCGCCAAGGGCGTCCCTGCCGAGCGTGTCCTTAGGCTGGAGAAGCTGACCGGGCTTTCCCGTCACGAAATTCGGCCCGACCTGTATCCGCTTGAGCGGGCCGCATGATGCAAACCTCCTTCACCTTCTCCGGCGTCGCCCCGACCTCCATCAAGGCATACCGGGAGGAGGTAGAGCCGACGCTTGGCGCGAGACAGGCGCAAGTCCTTGCCGTGCTGGCGGGGCGCTCGATGACCAATGGCGAGATAGGCGCGGCCCTTGGCTGGACGCCGAACCGGGTTACTCCGCGCGTGCATGAGCTGCGCCAGCTTGGCCGCGTCGAGTATCACGAAACCCGCCCTTGCTCGGTAACGCTCCGAACCGCGATGGCGTGGCGGGTACGCCCATGACGGCCCGCATCATCGACAATTACCACTGGTTTTTCTCGGCGGATTGTTCGCCTCCAGCCGGCCCGAGTTTTGGCTGGCTAGTCGTCGCCATGCTCCTCGGCCTTTGCCTTATAGGCTGCCTCGCGCTCATCCTTGGCGAGTTCTGCACGCACGGCAGAGGCAAACAGCTCGGCGCGAAGCTCTCCGATGAGGGCATGGATGCGCCCGAATGTGCGGGCGATTCTAGCTTCGATCTCCCCATCCGCGCTTTCCGCGCCCGACGCGATTGGGACGGGCAGTAGCGATGGATTATCTTCAGGCTGCCTTGTCATTGAACGCCGCCAAGCTGGAGAAGGCTAGGCAGGTCACTGCCGAGCGCAGGGCAGGGCGCTGCTGGCTCAGCAAGGAGCCCGAGCGGCGCGAGGTCGAAAGCCCCAAGCGCGTCCGTGAGTGCATGGAGCGCCGCGCCTGGTTCCTCGCTCAGGTCGAGGCGGGCAAGTCCAATATCGAGATCGGGAAGCTCTGCGGCATCAGTGTGAAATCCGTCTGCCGCGCGCTGATCCGCCACGGGATTCGCCGGCCCCCGCAAGAGCCTGCCGTGAGGGCGGTTCCGTTGAAGGTGCGTGAGCCCAGGCGGATTAGCTGGAATAAGCCCATGCTCAAGCGGGTCCGCGAGGCAATGCAGGATGGGACGCCGCGCCATCTGGTCGCCAAGAGCCTCGGCGTCAGCGAAGCCTCGCTTGCCCACGTGATCAAGCGCCATCTGCCCGATCTGAAAGGTTGCGGCGGTGTTAACGGGAAAGCTCGCGGCTTCGACTACGAGGAAGCGCGTCGACTCCGCGATTCCGGCATGAAGCTCGCCGCCATTGCCGAGCAGATGGGCGTCAAGATCGACTCCGTTTGGTATGCCGTTTCGAGGTCGCGCCAGTGCTGACCTCATCTCCCTTCACCCGTGCGCCTAGCCGGTATCACGCCGGAACGCTCCTCCCCTCCGCGCACGGTAACTGCGGGCGCTACGGCGTCCGCCTTTTCTTCACCCGCGCCGCCAAGCACGGGAGTCGTCAAAGCTCTCTGCATCAACTTGAGCAAGATACTGCACGCGACGGCGCCAACCGCTCGCGGGCCTTCGTGTCCGATGATCGCCTCCATGGTCGTCCCTTCCTCGCAACCATCATCGCGAGGAAGACATGGACCAGTCGTTCGGGAAAAAGCGCCAACACTTGGGGGAAGCCATGCGTAGCGGCCTAGCCCTCAAGCAAGACGCGGTGGACGCCATCAGCACGAGCATCCGCCGTGCCGCTGGCAAGGCCCCGCCCAAATCGATCGCGTATCGCGTGGACATGTCGGACGAGGGCGTCCGCAAGATCCGCGATGCAGAGCGCGCCAAGCATCGGCTCGAATCCATCGTGAGCTTCATGTTTGCCGATCCCGATGTGGCGAAGGTGATCGAGCGATACGCGCGTCTGGCGCAAGAGCCGGACTTCTGGACCTACGAGGCGCAGCGCGAGTTCAACCGCGATCTGTTCCGGGAGGGCCGCGATGGGTAGGCGGCTTGGCCCGATGGAGCAGAGCGCGCTCAACCTTGTCGAGACCAAGGTGGAGAAGCCTTACGCGCGCGATGTCCTGACGCGCCTGCAAGCAATCCTAGATGACCTGGGCCGCGCCATTGCGCTGCTGAAAGCATACGTGGGGGATGACCAGTGACCGAGCGTTCCCGCCTGACCTTCGCCCTTCACCGCGCGCAGAACCACGCGGCCCGGATGAAGGAGCATTTGAAGGACATGGAGAGATGCGTGGCTGAGGCAAATGCCGAGGTCCAGCAAGCCTACCGCGCTCTCTATGAGGATCAATGTTCACACGATGGCGTCGAGCCACGGAGGAAAGCGGCGTGAGTGATACGCTCCTGATCTCACTCCCCGAACTCCCGCCCTCAGTGAACGCCTCGCGCGAGATCCACAAGCGCGGGACGCAACGGTTCATTGGTTCAACCTCGCGCTATCGCGATTGGATCGAAGCCAACAAGTGGGCCGTCGCTGAGCAGCGCAAGGGCAGGGCGGTTCTAGGTCCGGTTGAAGTCGAGATTATTGCCACCTTGCCGAGCAAGGGTGTTCATCCCGACTTGGACAATCTCCTGAAGCCGGCGCTCGATGCTTTGGCGAAGGGCGGGGCCATCGAGAATGACCGCCTTGTCGAGAAGCTAACCGCATCATGGGCGACGAATGCCATTCCAGGCATGTCGATCCTTGTGCGTTCGCCCGTCGCCGGGCTGGCGAAACGGAGGGCGGCGTGATGATCGAACGCATCGGGGATGCGGTGCTGTATCTGGGCGACATGCGCGAGGTCATGCCCGGCCTTGGCGCGGTCGATCATGTGATCTCCGATCCGCCGTATGAGGAACGGATGCAGGCGCTCCACGCGCAATTCAAGCTGCGCCGCACAGATGGCGGACCTCAACGCGCTGCGCTGACCTTCGAATCCGTTGCGGATCTGCGTGCGCCATTTCTGGAGGCTGTTAAGGCCATCAACCAAGGTTGGCTGCTCGCTTTCTGTAACGTCGAGGGCGTCGGTGAATGGCAAACCGCCATCTTGGCGCGCGGCCTGAAGTTCAAAACGACCTGCATCTGGAACAAGCCTGACGCCACGCCGAAGCTGAACGGGCAGGGGCCTGCGCTCTCCTACGAATGCATCACCACGACATGGTGCGGCAAAGGGCACGCCCGCTGGAATGGTGGTGGTCGGCGCGGCGTGTTCACGCATATGACCAACAACCCTGACCGCACTGGCGAACATCCGACCGAGAAGCCCGTGCGGCTAATGGCCGAGCTGGTCGAATTGTTCAGCGACGCCGACGAGCTGATCTGCGATCCCTTCATGGGAAGCGGCACCACGGGAGTCGCTGCGATCCGAGAGGGGAGGTCCTTCGTCGGGATAGAGGTCAATCCCGCCTATTTCGACGTGGCCTGCCGCCGCATCGAGGCAGCCGCCAGTCAGCCCCGTCTTTTCCCCGAGCCCTCTCCGAAACCAATCCAAGAGGCGCTGAGCCTATGACCCGCATCCTCGTCTCCGATGTCATCGCCGCTACGGTGAAGGCGAGTGGGCACCCGCTGCCGATGAATCGCGGCTATGGCGAGCCTCACGTGGATTTCCTGCTAGAGCAAACGCCGCTCGCGCCGAACATCATCACCAATCCGCCCTTCAAGCTGGCGCGGGAGTTCGCTCAGCACGCTCTCGACATTGGGTGCGAGAAGGTCGCGCTCCTCTTGAAGCTCGCCTTCATGCAAGGCGGTGATCGCTCGCCCTGGCTGTTCGCATCCGGCCTTCGCCGCGTAATCGTGGTGAGCAAGAGGATCACCTTTGTGGCGGCACCCGATCGCCCGCCCTTCACATCGAATTTCGTTGACGGCTACGGCTGGTTCATTTGGCAGCGCGGTCATCAAGGCCCGGCTGAGCTGGTGTCCGCATGACCCGCGCGCCGAAGTTTCGCTATGCAGGATGGGACCCCACGGATGAGAAGCCCAAGCCGCGGGGCCGGCAGAAGCCCGCCGATGCGGTGGCTGCTATCCGCGCAGGGTTGGCTCGCGGGCTCGATGTCAATGCTATAGCCGCCGAACAGGGCTGGACGTTTGGTCGCGTTGTCGGGATCGCATACCGCGCCGGGCTGGATTGCCGAGGCAAGCTGCACAATGGCCCGCAGGCAAAGACACTGCGGAAAGATTTTTCCGAACAACTCCGAATCAGCACAGCGCCTTGCATTGCGAAGGATTTGAACAGGGAAATATCTAGGACCGACCAACGTGAGGTGTCGGCATGATGCGCAGAATACAGGTTTCAGCGCGCCTGAGATTTGAAGTCCTGAAGCGCGATAGTCACCGCTGCCAGTATTGCGGAGCCGCCGCGCCGTTCGTGCAGCTAGAGGTAGATCACATTGTCCCGGTTGTGGCGGGCGGAACCAACAGGCCGGACAATCTGATCACCGCTTGCCGGCGCTGCAATGCAGGAAAGTCCGCTATAGAGCTTGATGATAGACTTCCTGGTGTGGCCGCGCAGAACGATCATCTGATCGCTGAGGTCAAGGATGCCCGGCTCAGGGCGATGGAGGATGACCTAGGCTACCTGAATGCGTTTTTCGCCAGCCGCATCGGCATAAGAGAACTCAGCGCTGATGAGAAAAAGGTCGTGTGGGAGTGCTGGCGTAAGTTTGGTGATGTGATCGTTGAGGACGCTTTCGACGCGTCTTTCGGGATGCCGGATTGCGAGGGGCGGGCGGTTTTCACCACGCTCATGAAATCCTGCCAGTGGATGTACGATGACATTCAGGCGGGCAGAAGCGTTTCTTCGCAAGTAGCGGGCAACGCTTAGGATGGCCCGCGACTACGGACGCATTCGCTCGCAGTTCTGGAATCATCCAGACGTGAAGCAATGGCCGCTGGAGCTTAAGGGCTTCGCGTCCTACCTGATGACCTGCGAACACGCGACGGCGCTAGGAGCGTTCCGGCTGCCGGCGGCTTACATCAGCGATGATCTGGACATCGCGCCATCGAAGGCGCGCGAGATGTTGGCCGATCTTGAGGCGCGGGATTTCGTGAAGGTCTGCCCGGCGTCGGGCTGGATCTGGATCGTGAACTACATCCGGCACAACAAGCCGGAGGCCGGAAACGTTTGGAAGCATGTTGTCGGACTTGCTCAGTCGATGCCGAGCAATTTCAAATATCGCTCTGAAGTCCTGAAAAGCCTTGCGGATCAGCCATCGGAAGCGGCTTCGAAGGCGCTTCCAAGCGAGTCCGAACCGGCATCGAATAAAGAACCTATAAGTACCGAGCCTTTAAGTACCGAACCTAATTCTTGTCAGAAACCGCCAGCGAAGCGAGCCAAGGGGGATTACCCCGAGGACTTCCTCGCGTTCTGGCAAGCCTATCCCCATCCTGCAAACCCCGGCGGCAAGTCCACCGCCTTCAAGGCTTGGCAGGGCATCGGTGATTTTCCTGCCGAGCTGCTTGCTTGCGTCGAAGCCTACAAACGCTCCGTCGATGCCGAGAATGCGAACAAGCGGCCCGACAACCGCACTGCCTACTGCATGGCCGTGACGTGGCTGAATCAGCGGCGATGGGAGCCCTATCTGGACGCAATCCGCGCCGAAGCGACCAAAGCCGCCGAGGCTGAGGCCAAGCGCTACAGCGGCCTCCCTGAGTGCTGGAAAGCGCCGGCTGAGCGATATGCCGAGGCGCATGGTTGGCCCGCGTGGGACGCAGCGGTGACGAGCGTGAGGCTGTTTGACGGAGATCCACCTGGGATCGAGTTCGACCGACCATGGGCGCGGCAATTTGCGGAGGAGCGCGGCGTTCTTGAGCGGCTGGAACGCGCGATCGGACAGAGGCCGCGAGTGACGATCCGTGAGAGCCGCGCCGCCTGACGGGGGAAGATGATGAAGGAAATCCCGGTCAATTCTTGGTTGTCCCATGGCTAGGGCAAAGCGCGGCAGGCCAAGGAAGGGCATGGTGGGTCTCGCGCATGGGTAAGGCAACCAACCCACGGCCCAAGGCGAAGAAGGGCGAGCGCCCGGCGATTGATTTCCCGATTGCGCGCCGCCAGCCGGATGGGCGACCACGGGCCTCCAACCCAAGCCCCTCCAAACGCGAGGAAGCCGCTATCGAGTGCGCGAAGCGGCAGCGCATGGCGCGCGGGGCGACGGCAGAGAATTTCGAGGATCAGCGGCACGGCTCCGCATTGGGGCGCCTACGCCTGAATAACTGGATTGGCGAGCCTTTGTTCCTCGCGGGCCAGGAATTTGCCACGCTGATCGCGCGCTTTCACGCGAGGGCGGGGACGGGCAGGGCAACTCCGCCGGCTGCCGACATGGAGCGCGTGCGGGGCTATTCGAACACCGACATTGAGCCCGACGCATGGCGCAAGCTCCAGCTCGCCTACACGGAAGCCCATCGCGTTCTGGAGGCTGATCGGCGCTGGCGAATTGCGGTGTGGTCGCTGCTGGTACTCGACCAAGACATTCCGGCGCATGGGTACAGCGCACAGCCGTTCTTTGATGCCGCGAATGGGCTTACGGCGCTAGCGGTTCACTTCAACTTCGACCGCGCCGAGATCGAGGCGAGCGCGGACGCAGCGGTGAAGCGGCTCAAGAATGGCGAGCATCCCTTGAGGGCTATTGCGGTGAGGGCCGAATGATGCTAGCGGTATTTGTGTTCAGTCAAAAATCCGCCTTTGAGGGTCGCCCGGTCACGCCGCGCGGCCCAAATTTGTAAATGGGGGCAAGCATGGGAAGCGACATTCGCTACCGTTACGCCTCGGACGGCCACAGCTTCGGGGTTGGCGACCGCATCTCGCTGGATGGCCGCAACATGGTTGTGACCAAGACCTTCACACTTCCGCCCATGACCTTCGATGAGGTGATTGCGGAAAACGACCGGGCAATCGCGCGCCTGTTCGGCTTTGATGAGGATGGCGAATTAGCCGCCGCCCCGATCTTCACTGACTGCGCCTTCTATCCATTCCTCACCCCTGAAGAGCTGACCCAAATCCGCCGTCAGAACGAATGGAACGCCCTCCCCGAAAAGGACAAGCGAAACGGGGAAGCCTTGGCAAGGAGCAAGCCGCGATGAGTGACGGCAAGTTCTACAGCTCCGCAACCTACTCGATCCCGTTGGCCGCTCTGCCCATGCTCGGCTCGGAAGCAACGCTTTTCACCGTGCCTGCTGGCGCCATCTATCGCGGCATGGACTGGAGTGCCGACAAGGTGACGTGGCACTTCGATGAGCCCGCCGATCCGCCGAGCATCACGTTGGGCATCGGTCCCGCGTAACCCCAACCCCCGCCGATCTGGCCTCAAACATCGCATAGCGCATTAGCCAGCTATCGTGCGGGTACTCATTCCCGATAAAATACTAGGAAATACCGATGGCCCGACCCAAGGGCTCGCTCAACAAGGTGACGGCAGACGTTAAGCGCGCCGCCGCCAAATTCAGCCCCATGGCGCTCAAGACCTTGGCCCAGATCGCAGAGACAGGTGAATCCGAAGCGGCTCGCGTCGCAGCGGCGAACGCCATCCTGGATCGCGCCCATGGCAAAGCGGCGCAATCGGTCGAGCTGGGCGGCAAGGTCGCGCACACGCATCGCATCGAACGGGTGATTGTTGACGCGAACCCTTCAGATCCCAACCGCGAGGGTATTCCGCCCGCTGCTTGAGCCGGCGCGCTACAAGGGCGCATGGGGCGGACGCGGATCGGGCAAGTCGCATTTCTTCGCCGGGCTCACGATTGAGGATCACCTTGCCGAGCGCGGGATGCTCACGGTCTGCATCCGCGAAGTCCAGAAGTCGCTCGCGCAATCGAGCAAGAGGCTCCTCGAAAGCAAGCTGGCGGATTTTGGCCTAGGCGAAGCTGACGGCTTCAAGGTCTTTCAGGACAAGATCGAGACGCCGGGTGATGGACTGATCGCCTTCCAAGGCATGCAGGACCACACGGCGGAGAGCATCAAATCGCTGGAGGGTTTCCGGCGCGCGTGGTGCGAGGAAGCGCAGTCGCTCAGCATCAAGAGCCTGACGCTATTGCGGCCCACGATCCGCGAGGCGGGTTCGGAGCTGCGCTTCAGTTGGAACCCCAAGCGCAAGGTCAACCCGGTTGATGCGCTCCTGAGAGGGCCAAAGCCCCCGACTGGCGCGGTGGTGCTGAAGGCCAACTGGTCGGACAATCCATGGTTTCCCGCCGAGCTTGAGCAGGAGCGCAGGGACGATCTACGGGACCGGCCCGATAGCTACGAGCATATCTGGGAAGGCGGATACGAGACCGTGACCGAGGGCGCCTATTACGCGGCATCCCTGGCGCTGGCTCGCAGAGAAGGCAGGATCGGGCGGGTTGCAGCCGATCCGCTGATGACGATCCGCCTGATTGCGGACATCGGCGGCACGGGCGCGAAGGCGGACAACTTCGTCTTTTGGGCGGTGCAGTTCGTCGGCAGAGAGATTCGCATCCTCAACCACTACGAGGTTCAGGGTCAGCCGATCGCCGCGCATCTGACGTGGATGCGGGAGCAGGGCTATACGCCGGGCCGGGCGCAAATCTGGCTTCCGCATGACGGGGACAGCAACGACAAGGTTTATGACGTGAGCTACGCGAGCGCGTTTCGCGCGGCTGGCTATGAGGTCACGGTGGTGCCCAATCAGGGCAAGGGCGCGGCGGCAGCGCGTGTGGAAGCTGGCCGGCGCATGTGGCCCTCGATCTGGGTCAATGAGGCGACGTGTTCGGGCGGGCTTGATGCGCTCGGGGCCTATCACGAAAAGCGCGACCCGGATCGCGGCATTGGGCTCGGGCCGGAACACGATTGGGCCTCGCACAGCGCGGACGCCTTCGGGTTGATCTGCGTGACGTATGAGATGCCGAGGACCGGCAAGAGCGAAGATTTGAACGCCCGCAGCGCGCTTGCCCTTTCGGGCGGGACCGGCTGGCTCGCAAGCTAGGATCACATGGCAGAACAGGACGCGCCCTCGCCGAGCAAGCCGGCGAACGGCACAGCCATGTCCGATCAAGATCAGGCGACGTTCATCATGGACGCGCGCAAGAAGTTCGATGACGCGCTCCTGGTGGACATCGAGAACCGCGAGCGCGGGCTAGAGGATGCGCTGTTCGTCGGCGATCCCAACGCGCAATGGCCCGCCGATGTGAAGGCCGCGAGGGCTAACCGCCCCTGCCTGACGGTGAATGAGCTTCCCCAGTATGTCCGGCAGGTTACGGGCGATGTCCGGCTGAACCGCCCCTCGATCAAGGTGCGCGCGGCTGAGGACGGGGACGTTGAAATCGCGAAGGTCTATGAGGGCCTGATCCGCTCGATTGAGAACCAAAGCGATGCGACTCGTGTCTATGTGGAGCGCGTCGAGGACTCGGCCCGCTGCAACATGGGCTGGATGCGGGTCACAACTGAATACTGCGACGACGAGACCTTCGATCTGGATTTGCGGATCAAGGGCATCGCGAATCCCTTCTCGGTTGTGTGGGACCCAAGCGCGACCGACCCCACGCTGAGAGATGCCCGGTATATCTTCGTCTATGACGATATGCCGGTTGCGGACTTCGAGGCCGCGTATCCGAACGCGAAGGTCTCGGGCTTCGACGGGCAGACGACCATTGACGCGGCGGGCACGACTGCCGGGCAGAACGCCCCTAGCGCATGGGCGAATATCCAGACGATCCGGGTTTGCGAATACTGGTGCGTCGAGCGCGAGGAAGTGACGCTCAATCTCCTCTCGGATGGCCGGACGGTCATTGCGGGGGAGGATGATACGGAAATTGGCCCTGAGAACGCGCCTGCGGCTCCTGTAGCGCCGGAAGGGCAGCCCGGCATGGCGAGCCCGCCTCAGCCCGCCCCCACAATAGTGCGCTCCCGTAAAGCCATGCGGCCCAAGGTGGTGCAGTACACGATCACGGGCGCGGAGATCCTTTCCGGCCCGCATGAATGGCCCGGCGATAGAATCCCCATCGTGCCGGTGTGGGGTGAGGTTTACCGCATCGGATCGCGCAAGGTCCGCAAGTCGCTGATCACCGACGCCAAGGACGCGGTGCGGATGGCGAACTACGCGCACTCGGCTTACGTCGAGCGCACCGCCATGGCCCCGAAGGCTCCCTGGCTGGTCACGCCCAAGATGACCGAAGGGCTTGAGGCGGTGTGGAAGGCGGCGTCGACGGGCAACCCCGCCGTGCTGACGTACAATCCGGACGGCGCGGCCCCGGCTGGCCCGCAGCGCATCATGCCCGCGCCTGTGGAAGCCGCGTGGGTTCAGGAAATGGCCATGACGCGGGAGATGCTCCACGCGACCACGGGCATTTATCCTGCGGCATTGGGGCAGCACTCCAACGAGACGAGCGGCAAGGCGATCAACGCGCGCAAGCAGGAAAGCGACGTTGGTTCGTATGTGTTTGTGGACAATCTCACAGGAGCCATCCGCGAGATTGGGCGCATCGCCGTCCAGATGATCCCCAAGGTCTATGACGGGGCGAGGCAGGTTCGCATCATCGGCCCGATGGACGAGGCGGGCGTTGCGAAGATCAACCAGCCCGGCGGGGTCGATCTCAGCCAAGGCAAATACGACATCACGGTTGATACGGGGCCGAGCTTCTCGACGCGCCGCGCGGAAGCCGCTGAGTCTATGACGCAGTTCGCGCAGGCCGTTGGGCCGCAGGGCGCGATCCTCTTGGCCCCGATGATCGCAAAGAACATGGATTGGCCGCAGGCGGAGGAAGTCTCGCAGCTCTTCCAGCCGCTCGCACAGGCCATGATGCCCCCGCCTCCGGGGACACCGCCTCCGCCCGATCCCAAGGCGGAAGCGCAGATGCAGCAGATGCAGATGCAGGCCCAGATGGATGCACAACGCGGCCAGCACGAGGTGCAGATGCAGCAGATGAAGATGCAGCACGAAGCCGCGCGGTCTCATGCCGATCTCCAGATGAAGGCGCTGGAGCTACAGGGCGCGCAGCAGCAGCAGGAATTCGAGCGCGAGAAGATCGCGATGCAGCAGCAGACCATGCGGCTACAGGCTCAGTTCGAGGCGCATCAGCAGAGCGAGAAGATGAAACAGCAGGACAAGGCGGCGTAGGATGGCCAATCAGATCGGCATTGCGGTCGCGGACAGCACGGGCGCGGACATCAACCCCGACAACTACGCCCAGACCCTCACCTACAACGCTGACGGCACGGTGGCGACCATCGCGTTTACGGTCGCGCCGAACACATGGACGCAGACCTTCACCTACACGAACGGCAACCTGACCAGCATCAGCAAGTGGGTTAAGTCGTGAGCCTCGCGCTTCACCTGAAGGAACACGCCGAGCTTGGCGTCCGGCGTAGCGCGCCCCCGATCACCTACGTTTCCACGTCATGGTTCTGGCCGTGCGTGATCAACGTGGGCGCGGGCGCTGCGGTGGCTACGGGTTCGATCAAGATTGTCCCGATCTACCTGCCCAGCCCCGTCAAGGTCGATCAGCTCGCGGCGCATGTCACCACGGTTGCGGCGAGCGGCAACTTCAAGCTGGCGATCTATGCCAACAACCCCGCGACCAACCGCCCGACCGGCACGCCTCTGATCCAGAGCAACGCGGCGGGCTCGACGGCATCGGCGGGACCGATTGCAACCGCTGCGGCTTCCGCTGTGACCTTGCCTGCCGGACTCCTCTGGGCCGCGCTTCAGGTCGATGCGACGGCGGGCGGCACAGCGGCATTCAAGACCGTGGTGGCGGCTGCGGCTTATACGGCAGCGCTTGTCGGCTCCACCACGATTGGCAACGCGTCGAGTGCGTCGGCGGTGTCGGCGATCAATCTCGCGGTCGCGCAGGCTTACGGCACGTTCCCCGACATGACGGCAGCGAGCTTCACGGAGGAAGTCGCGTTCGCGTGCGCCACGCCGCTGCTGCGCGCCGCTTAAGTTTCGCCGCAAGGCAAAGGCCTAGCTCCCCTTAACGAGCGTCCCAACCCGTCCCCCAAGGATGACCATGACTGAAGACGACAACATCGTAACGGTGTCGGCGATCCCCGACGCTGAACCGGCCCCCGTGCCGGAAACCCCGGTTGAGTCCGCGCCGGATGCGCCCAAAGCGGATGAACCCACCCAGGAAGTCGAGACTCCTGAAACCCCGGAGGAAGCTCCGGAGGACCAGCCCAAGCCGAAAAAGCAGGGCATCTCGCAGCGCTTCTCGGAAATCACCCGTGAGAAATACGAGGCGATTGACCGCGCCGCACGCGCCGAAGCGGAGCTAGCAGCTCTGCGCAGGCAGAACGCGGAACGCGCTGCCCAGCCTGCCAAGCCATCGGCGCCGGAATCGTTTGACCCGTTCAATCAGGAGCAGGTCGAGAGCACGATTGACCAGCGTGTCGAGGCGAAGCTGCAAGAAGTGCTTGCCAAGCGCGAGGCCGATGAAAAGGCCGCAACCGCTGCCAAGCGCTACAACGATTTCGCGAGCAAAGTCACCGACGAAAACGAAGGCGCGATCCGCTTCCTTCGCGACACCAGTTATCCCGTCTCTCAGGGCATGGCCGAGTTCGTGTTCGACTCGCCCGATGGCCTCGCGGTCGCGGATTATCTGGGCTCCAATCCGTCAGAGGCCGCTCGCATCGCGTCACTGTCTCCCGCTCTTTGCGGTGCTGAACTCGCGCGGCTTGAGATGAAGCTGAAGGCTCCATCATCGCCCCCGCCCAAAGTCACCAAGGCCCCGGCCCCTGTCCCGACTGTGGGAACGCGCGCCGCTGCCGGCACCAAGAACCCGGACGACATGACGCAAGCCGAGTTTGAGGCTTGGTACGAAACCGCGCACCCGAAACGGCGACGCGCCTAACCGCTCCCGAGCCTCTCAACCCAACCGCACCCGCCCTGACCGGCGGGTTTTTTATTGAGAGGACCGCCTTAAATGGCAACCAACACTCTGCTTACCCCGAGCATCATCGCCAAGCGCGCGCTGATGATGTTCAAGAACAACCTCCTGATGGGCTCCAAGGTGGGCCGCATCTATCAGGACGAGTTTGTGAAGATCGGCGACACCGTGTCTGTCCGTCGCCCGATCGAGTATGTCGTGACCGATGGCGCGACCATGGTCGAGCAGGACACGACCGAGGGCAAGTTCACCGTCAAGGTGGACAAGCGCAAGCATGTCGGCATGGGCTTCACGTCGCAGGACCTGACGCTCACCATCGACCAGTTCAGCGAGCGCTATATTGCCCCGGCGGTGTCTCAGCTCGCCCACCAGGTCGATAGCGACCTCTGCAACACCGCGACCTCGTTCAACAACTGGGTCGGCACGCCCGGCACGAAGATCACTTCGTTCGCCGGTTTCGTGAAGGCTGCCGAGCGCCTCGATCTGCTCGCGGTCCCGCAGGACAACCGCTTCGCGATCCTGAGCCCTTCGGACAATTGGGGCATGGTCGGCGCACAGACCGCGCTCTACATGGAGAAGCTCGCCGCTTCCGCGTATCAGGAAGGCGAACTCGGCATGATCGGCGGCGTGAACACCGGGACCTCGCAGCAGGTCACGACCTTCACGACCGGCGCGCGTGGCGGCTCCCCGCAGGTGAACGGCGCCAACCAGAACGTCACCTATCTGACGAGCAAGGACACGAACTCGCAGACCCTGCTCACCAAGGGCTGGTCGAACTCGGTCTCCAACCTGCTCACGGCTGGCGAAGTCTTCACCATCGCGAACGTGTATTCGGTGAACCCGCGCACGAAGATCAGCACGGGCGTTCTGGCGCAGTTTGTCGTGACGGCGGCGGCGTCTTCGGACGGCTCGGGCCTTTCGAGCCTGACGATCACCCCGGCGATCATCACCTCGGGCGCCTATCAGAACGTGAACTCGGTTCCTGCCGACAGCGCGAATATCACGCTGGTGGGTTCGGCCAATACCGGCTACGCGCAGAACCTCATGTTCGCCAAGAACGCGATCCAGCTCGTGACCGTGCCGCTGATCATCGACCCTGCGATGACCTGGGCCTCGCGCGCCACCGATCCGGATACGGGCCTCTCGATCCGTATCGCGAAGGAGTACGACATCACGAACGACAAGATCCAGACGCGTCTAGACATCATGTACGGCGTGAAGGCGCTCCGCACCGACGCAGGCGTCCGCCTGAGCGGCACGTAATCAACCCCATCGGGCGGGCCTTCGGGCTCGCCCTTTTCTTTCAAGGAAGGATGACCACACATGGTCAAGTATATCGGTGAATCCGAGAGCGATGGCGTTTGCCTGGGTCAGGCTGCCACGGACAAGCTCGGCTTTTACGGCACGACGCCGGTTGTTCAGCCCACCGCTGCCGCGCAGGCCGCGATCACGGACGGCTCGACCGGCACGGCGGCTCCCACCAACGGCATCCAGCCGCTGACGGCCACCTACAACTCGACGCTGCTCATCAACGCCATTGCGACGATTGCCGCAGCGGTGAATGCGCAGCGCACGGCGCTGGTCAATCTCGGGCTCATGAAGGGCTCGTAAGCGCATGAAATTGCTCCTCGCGATCCCGGCCTATGATCGAAAGATCAGCGTCGAGACCGCGAGGGCAGTTCTCAATGAGACCCTGTTCGCTCAGACGGCAGGAGTAGAGCTTCAAACCGTATTCGCGCCCGGCTCCAGCCTTGTCACGCATGCGCGCAATCATTGCGTGCGCGAGTTCATGGAAGGCGATGCCGACAAGCTGATTTTTCTCGACAGTGACGTGTCATTCGAGCCCGGCGCGGTGTTGCGCCTCGCGGCACATGACGTGGATTTCGTCGGCGGGTGCTACCGCAAGAAGGCGGATGCGGAGATGTATCCGGTGGGGTGGCTCGACCGCTCCGAACTATGGGCGGACCCCAAGACGCGGCTGCTTGAAGTCGCGTCACTGCCCGGCGGCTTCCTCGCGATCACGCGCAAGGTGATCGAGGCGATCCCACACGAAACCTATCTGCTCGACGGCGAGGCGTTCCCGGCTCTGTTCTGGTGCCCCAAGGGCGGCGGCGAGGACGGGCAGTTCTGCGCCGATTGGTCGGCAGCCGGCGGCAAGGTCTGGCTCGACCCGACACTCACGCTGACGCACGTCGATGCGGCGGGCAGGCAATACACAGGAAACATCGGCGCATGGCTGAAGGCGAGATGACCCACGCGCGCTATCGCTATCGGGAGAGGGAGACCGGTGTGATCGAGGGCCGGATATTCCATGCCGAGCCCGGCGAGGGCTGGACGGCTGAACTGAAAGAACTGGTCCCGCCCGGCGAAGTGCTGGTGACGGAGAGCCTCGATCCGGCCACAGGCGAAATCGTTCTGCGCTACCGGCTGAACGCACCCATTCCCGAGCGCATCACCGATCTTGACCCGCCCAAGGTGAAGGCAAAGCGCAAATGACCTCCACCGTTCGCCAGGTCATCCAGGAGGCAATGGAGCAGGCCACCGCAGTCGGGATCGGGGAAGCCCCGACCGCGAGCGAGATGGTCTCCGCTCTGACCTCCTACAACTTCCTCATCCAGTCGAAAGAGATGGGGGATTGGGCGCAGATCGGCGACGTTGACCTAGACGACAATTTCGCGCTTGCGGAGGAGCTGAAGGAATATTTCTGCGCCATGCTCGCGGTGCGGCTCTGCACCAAGTTCGGCAAGGCGATCCCCGGCGCCGTCGCGGCCCTCGCGACCACGGGTGAGAACAAGATCAAGGGTGCCACCATGCGCGGCGTCGAGATGGATCTGGACGATGGCGTGAAGCGGATGCCGTCGCAGCGCCGTGGCGTCTGGGGCTTGCTGCGCTAGCCCATGCCCCGCATCGCGCTTGCGCCTGACTTCGGGGTCTCGCCGATCCCGAACTTCGGCGCGCCTACGGTCCTGAACATGTACCCGGAAATCGCGAAGGGTAAGGGGCTGTTCCCGCTGGTCGGGGATCGGGGGAAAAAGAAGCTCGCGGACTGCGGAGCGCCGGGCCGGGGGCAGTTCTCCCACCTTGGCGTGCATTACGCTGTTGGGGGACAGACGCTCTATCGCGTCGAGGCTGACTTCAACCTGACGGAGCTGGGGACGCTGCCCGGTGTCGATCCGGTGCGGTTTGCCGCGAACGCGACACAGATTTGGATACTCGCTGCACCGCGTGCCTATGTGCTGGATTTGCAGCATCTGAACTTCGCCGAAGTCACGGACCCTGACTTTCCGGGGGCTTCGGACATTACGTGTCTCAACAATGTCGGGGTGTTCGTTCAGGCGGGAAATCTCGGGCGGTGGGGCACGACGCGGGCGGGGGACTTCAGCGACATCGACGGGGCCGACATCGCGACGGCGGAGAGCAATGCAGACCCGCTGGTTGGAGCGGAGATCAGCAACAACATCCTGATCCTGCCCGGCACGGCCTCGACGGAGCTTTGGGCGAACTCGGGCGAGGGCAACCCGCCGTTCAACCGTGTCGCGGTTCTCGACATCGGGTGCGCGGCGCGGGACACGATCTGCCATTTCGATTCAACGCTGATCTTCATGGCCTCGACCCGCGCGGGCGGGACCACGATCATGAAGGTGATGGGTGGGGCTCCCCAGCGAGTCGCGACCCACGCGGTGGAGCGCATGATCGCGCGCTCGACCAATCCCGCTTACGCGCGGGGCTTCACCTACTGGCATGAGGGCCACGAGTTCTACGAGATCAGCATGGACAGCGGTTCATGCCGGCTCGATGCCGAGACGGGACTTTGGACGCAAACCGCGACCGGGGTTTGGCCGGTGGGCGATCCCTCGCCGGGGTCTCGCTTTCTGAACTGCGTGACACGCGATGGCGTGAACGTGTTCCAGGATGGGCAGGGCGGGCTCTACATTCCGGCCACGGACGATTGGACCGATGACGGTGCCCCGCTGGTGCGCCTGTTCCGTACGCCAGTGATTGCGGGCAATGGCAAGCTGATCACGATCAACCGCGTCGAGATTGAATTGGAAACGGGACTTTCGCCGCTCACGGAGGAGCTGCAAGTCCAAATGGCGATGTCTCGGGATGGCGGGCATACGTGGCCGGTTCAACGGACGGCCTCGGTTGGGGCGCACGGGAATTACGGCTCGCGTGTGCAGTTTCGTGCGCTCGGTCAGGTGCAGAACGCCACGCTTGAGTTTCGTTTCACGGGAAACGCTCCCTTCAATGTGACGGGCGTGTATGCCGATATAGTCGAGGACTTGCGCGTATGAGCTTTCCGAGCAAGCCGGAAGCGTGGCTCATGTCGCTTCCGCAGGATGTCCGGACTTGGTTTTACGCGCTTGATCGGGTGATCCGGAAAAGCGCCGATGCGATCGACAGCGCGGACGGGGATCTGATCGGGGGCGAGAGTGTCGCGGCGGTTGTGCCGGGGCCTGTCACGCTCACGACGCTTGCGGATGCCCAAACGGCGATCAACGCGCTTCAGGATGGCTTGCGCAGCTTATGATCCGTATTGCGGACTGGCGCGATCTGCCCGGCATTGAGGGGCTGATGCGCGGCCTGCACGCCGCAAAGGACATGGAGAAGCAGTTCCGGGCCGACTACGTGTGCGGTCTGGCGTTCGTTGAGGTGTTGCTGAGCAAGCCGGACAGCGTTGTGTTTGTCGCCGAGCGCGACGGGGTGCTGACCGGCGTCGCGGCCATGACGCGCCACCTCTACCCCTATAGCGGCGAACAGGTCGCGAGCGAGATGCTTTTCTATTCCAGGGGCGGCGAGGGCGTCGGTCTCCTGAAGGCTTGTACCGAATGGGCGAAGGAAGTGGGCGCGTCGCGCTGCATCTTCTGCGCTCAGGAGGGCGACGAGCGGTTTCAGCGCTTCCTTGGCCGGTTTGGTTACGAGCCGGTCGAGACGGCCTTTGTGTTGAGGTTCTAAAGACATGCCCACTGCATTGATCGCCGCTGCGATTGGCGGCGTCGCGTCCATTGCTGGCGGCGCTATGGCGTCGAGCGGAGCCAAGAAGGCGGCAGACGCACAGGCGAAGGCGGCGGCGGATGATCTGGCGTTCCAGAAGCAGCAGGCAGCGGCGGCAGAGGCACGTCTAGCGCCCTATAACACGGCGGGCGTCGGCGGGCTCTGGAGCCTTGAGAACTCGATGGGGCTTAACGGCCCGGCGGGTTATGCCGACGCGCTGAGCAAGTTTCAGACGGGGCCGGGCTATCAGTACCAGCTCGATCAGGGCATTCGCGCGCTTGAACAATCGACGGCGGCGCAGGGCAAGCTGTTCTCGGGCGGGACCGGCAAGGCGCTGGTGGGCTTCGGGCAGAACCTCGCCAATCAGCAGTGGGGTAACTTCCAGAACCAGCTCGCGAACATCGCGCAGCTTGGCCAGAACTCGGCGGCGCAGACGGGCAATCAGCAGCTTGGGTTCTCGGGCAACATCTCGAATGCGCTGAACAATCAGGGCACCGCGATTGCCTCCGGAGCAGCCGGCAGCGCGAACGCATGGAGCAATGCCCTTGCGGGGATTGGCCAGTCGTTCGGAAATTATCTCGGCCAGCAGGGTAATGGGCTGGGGGCTGGTGCGAACTATCTCGCAAGCACGTTCGGCAGCCCCAAGAACGGCATTTACGGGACTATCGGTTCGACTGGGAGGACCGGCTGATGCCTATCCAGCCGATTGCCCTTGCGGTCGATAACCCCGATGTGGCGGGGAAGGTGTTTGCGGGCTTCGAACAGGGCCGCAAGACGGCCTC